GGTAAGGTATTTGGAGCAGGTAGTATTGAGACAATAGCTCTACAAGCCTACGCTGCTAAGAAGAAACTAGAAGAACAACGGTATGAACTAAAGATGTACTTAAACATGACACAAGGACCACAGGCTTACGATGAGCTACTAGAGATGGAAGGTCAGATACGTAAGGAAAGACAAGCTACAATATATAAACAACAGAAACTTAAAAGACAGATAGGTGAAGCTATAGCAATAATTGTTGTAGTAGCTATAGTAGGTGGCTTCTTAGCTTTACTAGGAACAGTATATTTTAATAGAGCACAAGCCGATGGACTTATTAAAACAGACATAAGTATTAGTAAAGTAGTATAGTGCAATCAACTAGCCCATGTGTGGGTATATGTAAGTTAGAAGATAATATCTGTATAGGATGTAATAGAACAATAGAAGAGATTAAGGAAGCGTATGAAAGCACCACAAAAGTCATTAGCTAATTGGACAAAGCAGAAGTGGAGAACCAAGAGTGGCAAGCCTAGTACACAAGGGTCAAAGGCTACAGGTGAGCGTTATCTCCCTACGCAAGCGATTAAAGCTCTATCTAGTGCAGAATACTCAGCCAGTTCGGCTGCTAAACGTAAAGCAAATGCAGCAGGTAAACAAATATCTAAACAGCCAACTAAGATTGCAAAGAAAACAGCGAGATTCAGATGAAACTAAACACATACTTGATATACTTAGACTTAGCTAAACCATTCCTAAAGATTGGTAATTGGCTATACAACAAACATGTACAAGCGTTACGTAAGTCACAAGGGAGATAGTCAATGTTTGCAGCTCTTATAGGACCTATAGCAAATCTAGCATCTAGTTGGATGAGTAGTAAGGTTGAAAAGGTTAAAGCCGATGGACAGGCAAAGGTAGCACAAGCTAGAGCTAAGGCAGTTGTAGCTGAGAAAGTAGCTACAGGAGAAGTACAATGGGAAAATTCTATGGCAGATGCAACAGATAACAGCTGGAAGGATGAATTTGCCTTGACAGTCCTGTTATTACCTGCTATACTTGTCTTCATACCTAGTATGACAGAGTATGTTAGAGTAGGCTTTGAGGTACTTGACACTCTTCCTGAGTGGTATCAGTACTTACTATTTATAGCAATTAGTGCATCTTTTGGAATTAAGGGTGCTGGTCAAGCAATGAAGATAATAGGAAAAAAATGAATTTAATTAAACTACAGGATGAGATAGCTAATGACGAAGGTGTTAAGTATGAAACATATCGTTGCTCTTTAGGACATTTAACAGGGGGTATTGGACACCTGATTACTGAGTGGGATGAAGAGATATATGCTGGTCCTATAGGAACAAAGATACCACATAAACAAGTGGATGAATGGTTTGCGAAAGACATAGGAACAACTATAAAAGATTGTAACCTATTATTCTCGCAATTTAATAACCTGCCTGATGAGATACAACATGTATTAGCTAACATGTGTTTTCAATTAGGTAGACCAAGGCTGTCTAAGTTTAAGAACTTAATTGCTGCTGTCAATGATTTAGATTGGCAGAGCATGGCAGATGAGATGGAAGACAGCAATTGGTATAAGCAAACAACTAACCGTGCCGAAAGATTGATAGCACGAGTTGATAGGCAGTTTACTAGGGAAGAAGTACCGTCATGAGTAGAGAATTAACTGAACGACAAACAAAGTTTCTAGCTGTTTTATTTGATGGAGCAAACGGAGATGTTGTACAAGCAAAGATACTAGCAGGTTACTCTGAAGGCTCTAGTACTACTGACATAGTTAAATCCTTAAAGGATGAGATACTAGAAGCCACTCAGCTTTACATGAGCAGGAACGCACCTAAAGCTGCTATGGCTATGGTGGGTGGTCTATATGATCCCACAGAGCTAGGCATCAGAGATAAGATGGCTGCAGCTAAAGAGTTATTAGATAGAACAGGCTTAGTAAAGACAGAGAAGATGCAAGTTGAAAGCACAGGTGGTGTTATGTTATTACCTGCAAAGAACGATGGATAGAAGTGTAGGCAAGTGGAAACTTCCACAGCCAACGGATTTAAAAGATGAAGACGAACAAGAATGGGTACAGATACCACGCATAGCTAGGACTGTTCCATTTGGATATAAGTTAAATGAAGAAGACCCTGATTTACTTGACCCAATACCATATGAACTAGAAGCAATAGAATTAGCTAGAAAATATATTAAACAGTATTCTTATCGTGATGTAGCTAATTGGATTACAAAGAAAACAGACAGAGTTATATCTCACGTAGGGTTACGAAAAAGGTTAATGCATGAAAGACAACGTAAGAACAAGGCTAGAACTCTCCGAAAGTGGTCTGAGTACGCAGAAAAGGCGATACAAAAAGCGAAAGCCATTGAAGAAGAAAGAACAGGTTCAAGAGCCTAACATACAGGAAGTAGCAGACGTAGAAGCTGTGCCTGTATCCGAACAGAATATAGTATTTAAACCTAACGTAGGACCTCAGACTGATTTCCTTGCAGCAGGAGAAAGAGAAGTACTGTATGGTGGTTCAGCAGGAGGTGGTAAATCTTATGCCATGCTTGCAGACCCTTTAAGATATATGGGTCATCCATCGTTTAGTGGTTTGTTATTACGACACACGACAGAAGAATTAAGAGAACTTATATATAAGTCAAAAGAAATATACCCTCAGATATGGAAGGGTATAAAGTGGTCAGAAAGAAAGATGCAGTGGGAAGCACCATCAGGTGCAAGGTTATGGATGTCATACCTAGATAGAGAAGATGACGTATTGCGTTATCAAGGTTTGGCATTTAGTTGGATAGGGTTTGATGAGTTAACTCAGTGGGCTAGTCCTTATGCTTGGAACTACATGCGTTCACGTTTACGTTCCGTTGCATCAGATTTGCCTGTGTATATGAGAGCAACAACTAATCCCGGAGGTCCGGGTCATCAGTGGGTCAAGAAAATGTTCATTGACCCTGCACCCTACGGAAGACAGTTTGATGCCACAGATATTGAATCAGGGAATATCCTTTCCTACCCAAAAGGACACACGAAAGCAGGACAACCCTTATTTAAAAGAAGATTTATACCAGCTAGGCTATCAGACAACCCCTACTTATCTGCCCAAGGTGACTATGAGACAATGCTTCTTTCCTTACCTGAACACCAACGTAAGCAGTTGCTTGATGGTGATTGGGATATTAAAGAAGGTGCTGCTTTTTCTGAGTTTGATAGGAATATTCACGTTATTGAGCCTTTTTCAATTCCAAGAAATTGGGTTAAATTTAGGGCTTGCGATTATGGTTATGGTTCTTATAGTGGGGTGCTGTGGTTTGCTGTTTCTCCAGATGAGCAGATTATTATATATAGAGAGTTGTATTGTAGCAAAGTACTTGCCGCAGATTTGGCAGATATGATATTGGATGCTGAAGCCGATGATGGAAATATTAAGTATGGGGTTTTGGACAGTTCTTTGTGGCATAAACGTGGGGATACTGGTCCTTCTTTGGCTGAACAGATGACGATGAGAGGTTGCAGATTTAGACCCTCAGATAGAAGTAAAGGTAGTCGTGTATCAGGTAAGAATGAAATACACAGACGTTTGCAAGTAGATGAATTTACAGAGGAGCCGCGGCTTGTTTTCTTTAATAGTTGCACGAACACTATCTCACAGCTACCTGCCTTGCCCTTGGACAAGAAGAATCCGGAAGATGTGGACACACGTTCAGAAGACCATCTATATGATGCGTTAAGATATGGGATAATGTCAAGACCAAGGTTTAGTATATTTGACTATGACCCAATGGGAAGACCTAGCAGTAGTATGCCTATGGCAGATTCTACATTTGGATATTAAGGATATAACATGGCACAAGAAGAAGAAGTAACCCTAGACGATGATTCTATAGCACTAGAAGACATAGAAGAATCAGGAACTAATGATATAAATGTTAGTGGTATTATACCATTTGTTATGGACAGATATCAACGTGCCGAAGACTATCGTACTAATGACGAAGACAGATGGTTGAGGTCGTATAGAAATTATAGAGGATTATATGGAAGTGATGTTCAATTTACTGAAGCAGAAAAGTCACGAGTATTTATTAAAGTTACCAAGACAAAAACTCTCGCAGCTTATGGACAAATTGTTGATGTGCTATTTGCAGGTAACAAGTTTCCTATTAGCATTGAGCCAACAGTTCTACCAGAAGGTGTGGCTAAAGATGTTAGCTTTGATCCTAAGATGCCTGAACAACTTAAAGAAGAGCCTGAAAAAACTTCTCCGTATGGTTTTAAAGGTGATGGTATGGAGCTACCAAAAGGTGCTACTGAAAAAACTTTGCAAGATAGGTTGGGTCCTCTTAAAGACAAGTTGGGTGATATTGAAGGGCTTCAAGAAGGGGTAGGTAAAACACCTACTGCTGTTACATTTAGTCCTGCTATGATAGCCGCTAAGTCTATGGAAAAACAAATCATGGATCAGCTTCAGGAGTCAGGTGCTAGTAAACAATTAAGAAGTACAGCATTTGAAATGGCACTGTTTGGTACAGGTGTGATGAAAGGTCCTTTTGCTGTAGATAAAGAATACCCTAATTGGGATGAAGAAGGTAACTATAGTCCTGTGTTTAAGACTGTACCATCTACATCACATGTATCAGTGTGGAACTTCTTTCCAGACCCTGATGCAGCCAATATGGATGAAGCACAATATGTGATTGAAAGACACAAGATGTCAAGAACGCAATTACGTGGATTAAAGAAAAGACCATACTTTCGTGGTACAGTAATAGATGACGTTATTGCTGCAGGTGAATCCTATACTAAGAAGTATTGGGAAGATGACTTATCTGATTATGCAGCAGATCACGGAGTAGATAGATTTGAAGTACTAGAGTATTGGGGAATGTGTGATATTTCTATGCTTGAAGAAAACGATGTAGAGATACCAAAAGACCTAAAAGCATTTGATGAATTACAAACGAATATATGGATTTGTAACGGTAAGTTATTACGAATGGTTCTTAATCCGTTCAAACCTGCTACTATACCTTATATGGCAGCTCCTTACGAACTCAATCCATATTCCTTCTTTGGAGTAGGTTTAGCTGAGAACATGGATGATACACAAACTCTTATGAATGGTTTCATGAGAATGTCTGTAGACAACGCTGTGCTATCAGGTAACTTGCTTATTGAAGTAGACGAGACTAATTTAGTTCCCGGACAAGACCTATCAGTATATCCGGGTAAAGTGTTCAGAAGACAAGGTGGAGCTCCGGGTCAAGCTATATTTGGTACAAAGTTTCCTAACGTGTCTAATGAGAACTTACAATTGTTTGATAAAGCTAGACAGCTTGCTGATGAGAGTACAGGCTTTCCTTCTTTTGCTCATGGGCAAACAGGTGTGCAGGGTGTAGGTAGAACTGCATCAGGTATATCAATGCTTATGAACGCAGCAGCAGGTAGTATAAAGACTGTCATAAAGAATGTAGATGATTACTTACTCAAACCTTTGGGTGAAGGCATGTTTAGATTTAATATGCAGTTTAACTTTGATAAATCTATTAGAGGTGACTTAGAAGTACAAGCTAGAGGAACAGAGAGTCTGATGGCTAATGAAGTAAGAAGTCAAAGGCTCATGTCATTCTTACAAGTTGCATCTAGTCCTGTCCTTGCACCCTTTGCTAAGTTTAATTATATAATTAGAGAGATAGCTAAGTCTATGGAACTTGATCCTGAGAAGGTTACAAACAACATGGATGAAGCAGCAGTGCAAGCAGAGCTTTTAAAAGCTTTTCAGGGCATAACACCTGCTCAAGGGCAAGCACCCCCACAAGAAGGGCAACCTCCTGTTGGTGCTAACCCAATGGACCCTACAGGTGCAGGTGGTGGTAATATAGGTACAGGACAAGCTCCAGTGCCAAATGAACAAGGATTTTCAGGAAATGATGGACAAGCAGGTGCTGCAGCAAATCAAGCCGCTAGTGAACAACCCCCAGCTAATGAACCACTTCAATAATTATATTGATGAATTGGTTAAACAGCAACATAAAATACTAGAGCAGTCAAACGATACAGCAACTCTACATAGGTCTCAAGGAGCAGTAGCTACTTTGAATAAGTTAAAACATTTAAGGGATGAAGTAAATGGCATTAAGTAATCAAATGGAAATGTTTGAAGATGGTGGTCTTAAAGATGAAGGTGGCATGGTTGATGAAGTATCAGGCAATGATGTACCGATTGGCTCTACACGAGAAGAAGTGAGAGATGACATACCTGCACAACTAAGTGAAGGTGAATTTGTATTCCCTGCCGATGTGGTTAGATTCATGGGTTTAGAAAAACTAATGATGATGAGACAAAAAGCTAAAGAAGGTTTAAAGAAAATGGAAGCTATGGGTCAGATGGGTAACTCTGATGAAGCTACTATGCCTGATGATATGCCCTTTGATATAAATGATTTAGACATGGAAGAAGAAAGTGTTGACAACGGAGAAGAAACAGAGTATAATAGAGGTGGAGTAGTTAAAGCTGCTAATGGTACTTATGTAGCACCTAATGTTCCTGTTGCGTATAATCCTATGAATATTACAGGAACTAATACCGTTACAGGAAATCCAACACAGATACAATCTCCAGCAGTCACAAGTAATCCGTATACAGGAAATCCACAAAACATGTATTCTCCACAAGGATCACAAGAAGTGTATGCTCCCGGTAATTATAAAGACTTATTAGGAGCTAGTGCAACAGGAGCACCTGAAACAGAAAGTAGAATATTTAAACACCCAGATGGTAGAACAAGAACAATACCATATAGTGTAGCTACAGGAGAACCTTTATATCCTATTGATAGGTTACTAGAAGATGGGTTTGTTCTTCAAGGAAAGAATGTAGCACCAACACCTGAACCAGAAAAACCAACAGAAAAAGTAACATCTGCTAAAGTAGCACCTGTAGAAGTACAAGACGGTCAAGATGCATACGATGAAAGAGAACGTGAAGAAGCTATGTATGGTAGTGGTGCAGGAAGAATAGCATTAGGTGGTA